AATTTGATTCACATCAATTACCGTATCGATTTTTTCTCCGGTGTCTTCATCCTCAAATCCAAAAGCAATCTCGTTATTTACGGACTTTGCTCTGATGTTTAGAATGATGAACTCTAAGTCGAATACTGACAAATCATCGACATCAACCTCTTCCAAGCAGTTGTTAATTACCTGCTTGATAGATAAAATAATTTGGTCCATGTCTTGGGATTCTTGTGCGATGAGAAGAATTTTCTCTTCTTTGACCGTAAAGGGTCTGTATTTCGCTTTTTTGCCCGTTGATGGAATCTCCAGTTCAAACAACGGTTGATCAATTTTTGGTAATGCCATGTTATACTCCTATTGTATATTAATTATTAAAAAGATTTCAAAATTGTAGAAACATTCGTGACTTGATTAATCGCATCTTGAATGTTTCTAGGTCGTCTCAAACCTCGAATCGCTTGTGTAAATGTATTTATGCTAGACAGATAAGATAGTAGTCCATTACCTCCACTTCCTCCAGCTAAGACGTTACCGCTCTTAGCACCGTCTACTTTCAACTCATCGTATGTAAATCCTATTGGCAGAGTCATGAGTTCGCCTTGCGCTTCCCAAGCTTCAGTGATATTGCCAACTTGAATCGGGTATGCACCAGACATTTTATACGTGTATGTGATGCTGTCTGATTGAAAAGAGTATACGATGATCTCTATGGTAGTTGCATAGTCTGATTTATATCCCATTTCAAATGGTAGTTGTCCATCTACTTCAGATATAGGACCAGATGATGTGTCATAGTTAACAATCTTTTGCATCCATCTATGAAAGAATTTTAAAACTGCAAAGTTGCTATCGACCATAAATACTGTAGGCAGAACAGGAAACTGTATAGACTGAGGTCGTCTAGTGATAGCGCCGAATGACTGTTTTTGGTAATCAGCGGTTTGTAAATCTAGTTCAGGTAAGGTCACACTTCTACAAAAGAACTCAAGTTCTCTTGATAAATTCAATTCAACGCTATTATCTTCATCATCAAGACCATCTGATATGCCTGTAAATCCAGGTGGTGGAACTATTCTCACTAAAAATAGATTGGTTTGCGCTAATCCATGTTTATTGATCTGTGCTGAAAAATCGTTAATATTAAATGACATGTTGTTATCCTATGTTTCTTCTGGTATCTGCCCAGACTTGTGTTTTTGATGCTCCCTGGAATCTCTCTAATGGTAAGAATAGAGCAACGTCCCATTCAGAAGGGTATATGTACATAAATCTACTTCTGAGTTGAGATGTTAAATATCTCTTAACACAAGGTTTGAAGCCCTTATATTTAGCCGCATTATCTAATAATTTATAATTAAGTTTTAAGCGGGTAGATTCATCATATCTCGTATTAGTTGCCGTATCATACAGCGCATCCATAAGTTTAGCACGTAGCGTTAGAGGCAAATAGTGCATATTCAGTCCGTAGAACCCACCTGCTACTTTCTTAAATGGGAACACTAATGGCATTCTATCAAAGTATGGTAGCTTATTTTTAGTCTTCGCATCATAGTAGTACATGTACATCTGACCTACTAGAGGTCGTGCAGTCAGTCTTTCAGCATCACCCTTCATGAGTTTACTGTCATTAACTCTTCGATATTCTTTGGCAGTGTCACGATACCAGTCACGGGCACCTTGAGTACGTGCCGGTACTTGTCCTGTTCGAACACCTTTAGTTAGAATTTCATCAAAGAGAGTTGCCATTAGATTTCTACTACGCCTTCTTCAATTAATCGTTCACGATTTTTCATGTGTGCCTCATGAATTTCGTCTTTAGATTGTCCGTGATATGGCACTGCATGACCGTCTTCAATCATAATCTCGGTCATTCGTTTGACACTGCCGTCTTCTTGATCTAGTAAGAAGTCACCAAGAATACGTCCAAACTTACCCTTTGCATCTTCGCCACTCTTGTCTACTTCAGTCTTTAGCACCTGAATAGAGCCAAGAGGTAGCATATCTTTTACATGTGACTTAGCGGCAAGACCAAACTTCTTCTCTACTTTATCTCTTGTTCTTGATTCGGGGGTGTCAATACCCATGACTCGTACTCGCTCACGGTGAAGCCAAACACCGAATCCTAAATCGATGTCTACGTCTACTGTGTCGCCATCTACCACTCTTAATACTTTACATTTATACTCGTACATCTATTTCTTCTCCATAAAACAGTTGCGCTGGGTTGTTTTATTAATTGATTGTTGTGCCCAGTCCAACTCCTGGATTATTCTGTTGTACCATTTAGAGTCCATCTCACTGTTATGTGGATTGTCTCGTTCAACAGCTAATTGTTCCATTCTCATGTTAATATAATTAGCCGCCGCTTTGGCTTTTCTTGACTCAGACCTTTTTGTCTGATTGTCAATGATGTGCTTTTTAGTCGGTGTCAGACACTCAACATTGTTTCCTTTATAATTCATAATGACATCCTATGGTTAACTTCTGCGTGATGCTTTTCATCTTCCCTAACTCTTACGATCATATCACTCAACCTAGCATCTGAATTTAAGTTGTAATATGATATAGCCATTTCTGGTGCAGGTATATTATCTATATCACCTGATTCAATCATCTCCAGATAGCTTGTATAGCTTCTCACTGCTTCTTCCTCGAAGTAATGTATCATTCTATGTGCAGTCTTAGGAAAGAAAATGTATAGAATTAAATAGTAATGCCAGAAAATAATCTGTGCTGACAATATAAGTAATCGCTCAAACACGTTAGGCTTTGCTATCTTAATAAAGAACATAAGATGCATTCTCTCATTCTCTGCTTCAGCAAGCAACTCTCTGATTTGTGGACCGTAACCAGTCTTTGCTTTTCTGAGAGACTTCAAGTGAATCCACATGCCAGCTACCATACCTGGTACACCTGCAATTGTTTCTAGTACAACTGCCCTATGCCCATAACGCTTTGCGAAAAACGTATCAGCAAAAAATCTAAAGAACATAGTCTGTCCCTTAGCAAAAGCATTTGATAATTTACCTGTCATTTTATTCCTAAATGATCCTCGTGCATTATTTGAAACTTCCATCCTTTGTCTAAACAAAACTCACGGGCTGCATCCCACTTAGCTTGATTTATGCCCCATGTCTTTACCTCATTAATATACTTCTTAGTTGGCTTACTTCCATTTCTTTTCACCACAGGAGGTATAGTCTGATACTTAGGCTTGACCTCTATCAATATCTTTTCTTTCTTCTTATCTTTATTTATCTGTTCTACGTAGAAGTCTGGGAAGTATCTGTGCATTCGCCCATCAATAGGACTTTTGTACGGTATGATGACTTCTTCGCTCGCCCACTTCATGACGTGCGGGTGTCTGTCTAAATAAGACATAAGCTTCAACTCCCAGTGTGATCTATAGATAACATTCGTAGGATCACCCAGATATTTTGAAGGGTTTCTTGGTCGAAATTTTCCTTGATAAGCCATGTGAACTCATATAAATAATTGTAATTAGTCTAACATAGTATTTATACAGGGCGACAGAATGAACAACCAAAGAGTCACGCCAGCGGCGCACGGCATCGACAGAACAAAAAACGCCAACAAAGGCACACAGCTAATGTTTCCTCATGACATTGGTCATCATGCAATGGTACTTAACTTTAAGAAGTATGTATATGGTGGTTCTGCTCATGTAAATCAGGTATCTAATGATAGTATTATTCTTCCTTTACCGAAGAACTTACAAGACAATTTAAATGTTAAAGTTGGAGCAGACGAATTAGGAATTTCGGGTGCTCTTGCTGGTAGTGCTTTAAGTGCATCATCTGATGTTTTATCAGACACTAGCCAAAGTGCTTCTCAAATTCGCAGTATGTTTAAAAAAACTGTAGACGGTGCGTCAGAAGAGGCAGAGTCTACGAACTCAATACTTGGACTATTAGACAAAAGTGTGGACGGTGCTTTATTTGCGGCGAGAGCTGGTTTAGGATCTATCGCACCAGACGTAGCGAAGGGATTAGGTGCAGGTAGAGGTACGGCAATTAACCCATATGCAACTCTCGTATTCAGTGGTGTAGACTTAAAGGTACACACGTTTGAATGGTTGCTATCGCCTGATACTAAAGAGGAAGCAGAGACGCTAAAGAATATTATTAGAACAATTCAAAATCATATAACTCCTGAAATGCAAGGCGTTGTGGGTGAAGATGTTAATCCATCAGGACTTGGACGTGGACTATTAAGATACCCGTCTATGGTAGATGCATTCTTTCATGGTATTAATACAGACTTCTTCTATAAATTAAAGACATGCATGGTATCACAATTTAATGTTGACTATACACCAAACGGTATTGCATTAAATAAAGGTGGTAAGCCAAGTGCAGTACGAATTAATATGATCATGACAGAAGCCGCTATTCATACTAAAGCAGACTATCAAGAGACAACTGCTGTATCACCAGCATCGAGTGGTTCGAGCGAAGATGATTCTGAGACGAAAAAACAAAAAACAAACGAAGATGGTTTAGCAGTAGATGGAGGTAAAGAATGACTTA